TGCTCTGCAAGATCCCCCTAAAGATAGTAGTTTGACCTACCACCACCCAAAGCCTCTATATAGAGCCCTACAAAGGGTATCTATATAGCGCTGTCATACGAGTACCAAAAATTCTCGTATGGCGGGAGCCACGTTGATGTGGCTCCCGGGTGAGAAACTACTCTCACCTTCGTGCGCGTATTGCTACGCATGGAGAAGGGGCAGGCAGATGCAGCTCCACCATAAGCCCCATACAGCAAGGCAGGTTCACCGCCTTTCCCTGTGTGGGTACGGTACCAGTCGTCCGATATCGGTACCACACTGAGCTCTTTCCACGTCCACACCCCGTTGGGCGTCCCATATCTACAAGGGACGTACCGGCAGTGTAAGGCTGTGAGATGCTCATCGCCTGTCGAATCAATGCCAGTATCTGCATTCCCATGAAAGGGTCTCCAGAACTGCACTGACTTAGGTATACGGGACAACAAGAAGTCTCGCACACCAGCAAAGAAGACCGTAGTTAACGGACTTCTCCTCGACAGGTTAAGGAACTTGTTCACGCTCTGAACTGAATCCAGGGCGTGATCAAGCGTGTATGGACGTAAGTCCTTCCCATCGAACCAATCCGCACCGCAAGACTCTCTAAAGGGACCATTAACGAAGGTCTTACTTTTGTTCACTGCGAACCCCAGATAGCCGAGAAGGCCAAGTAGGGGCTCAGAAAAAGGCTTGCGTACGATAATGTCATCGCCGTATACCCTGAAGTCTAACCCAGGGCGTCCAGCTCCGACAGCGTCGCAAGCAGCAGTAAACACGAGAGTCTCGAGGGGGAAACAGAAGCCATTCCCCATAGAGCAAAACTTCTGGAAGAGATGTACTTCTTCCTGATATTTGAAGCTCTTTGACCTGGTACGATCGAACAGATCATACCAATCGGGGGGGACGAGCTCGCGCACGACCTCAGTGCTTAGGCTATCACTAGCGGCACTAAGATCGATAGTCACAAACCCGTTCTCTGTGTCTAATGACCCTTCGCGGGCCATCTCGCAATTAGGTTCCTGTCGATTAAGATCAATCCCGATTCTGCGCAGGAAATCGCGCATCTCGAGATCAATCCCTTTCTGGAGGAAACCATTCAGAAGTGGCTCGACAGCGATCGACCGATGAGTGATCGCCGTCTTCGGCACAAACGATATGTTATTGTGGCCGGTGATGACACACTTGTCGCGGAACCTCTGCTTTTCAACAGAGAAATCCGTGCTGCCAGCAATAAACCCACCATGCTCAGGGAGAAGTACTTCCCGAAACTGGGCGTGGTTCATGATGGCAGAGTATGCATACTGGTAAGCACTAGATGACACGGACCAATTACTTGCTAGTAACTTCCTAGCGAAGTTGGTGGCCTTACCGTGTACGCCTATAGATGCTCCAGGACCAAAGTTGCACTTGCTCAGAATTGAACGGATGTTCGGTTCGTCAGATAGTACATACCTGATAAACTTACGCATCCTATCAAGTTCCGACTCGTAAGGATGTAGGCCAATACGGCGCCTCCTCGCGATGAAACGTCTGTTAATAAGCTTGCACTTATGCTCGCTTTTCACAAACTTCGCGTACCCTGTGGCTTCCGGATCGAAATCAACCGACCCCTTCGGCCATGGGTATTTACGGATTAGTGCAGCAAACTGATGTGCGACGAAAGTCTGCGTCGCGTCGTCATACAACTGTGATGACAGAACATCAGCCTCTAGTACGGCCTCAGTATAGCGTTCCTGACGAAAATACGAGTCAAGGCGCTGTACAAAGTCGTAGTTCAGGTGATCCTGACACAATGATAGGATTAGCCCCCTATAATTCCAGAGGGCTTCCTTCTGCAAACGCCCATCAATCCTTCGAAGGGTTGAAAGGTGTGAGTATTTCATTACGATCTACTCCTTTTGGATGAGAATCCGCCACGTGCAATGTATGCACGAGGTTGAGAACGACGATGGTGATCAGAACTGCTAAGATCACCAGAACCACATCGGACCGCATTTCAGCCGTAACCGTTTGTTAAGACGGTTAGAAACTGATCTGTTGGGACTTGACGTGGGCCTTGAAAGACGCCGATGCAACAAAGGCGCCCATGTCGTTCAGGATCGCATCCACGTCTGCGGAGGCGTAACCAACCGGTACGCTGACCGACACGTCGAGGATCGCGTCACCCGTAGGCGACAACGCTCCTGTCAGTGTGAGGGTCCGCGTCAGCTTTGCCGACGTACGACCGACTCCGGAAAACGTGGCGGTAGGCTTCGGAGCCGTACGGCGAAGGGCAACATCGTCCTTAATCGAAACGGTCTTCAGCGAGCCGATGTACCCAACGACATTCTGTTGGTACGAGTCCGCGGAGTAGGTCTTGGCATTGATGGTCAAAGACATGAGATTTTCTCTCTAGTAATGGTTGAGGATGTCGAATGTTAACTACCACGATGTTAGCCAGGAATTACCTGGCTAATGCAATCGCCTTTAGTGCCTTCAACTGTTGGACACATAGGCTTAGAGCATCCATCGACCTCAACGCGTTTTGAAAACGGAAATCAGTTTTCACAACGAGCCGAGGTAGAGGTAGTGAAGGGGTCCTATACTTGTACTCATAATGCATTTCATGAGTAATAAGCTCGCCAGTAGAACTCATCACCATATCCGTACGCGTTGAGGGATAAACCCCCACCGCTTGGGTCTGGTAATAGAAATGAGTCTCCTGGAGAACCGTAATACAGGATCCCAGCTGGGTTAAAGAAGTCGATGGGTAAAGCGCACCGAGAAGGTCCCCTATATTCAGGAACCAATCGGCAACAAAAGAGTAGGGGATAAGTTCCCAGGGGGTCGTAAAGAGATTCTTGGTTGTAAGACCAATATTTCCCTTAAGATCCCACGCACTCTCATCGAGGCTCATGGCCCGCACAGTGACAGTATCAACACGTCTGTCACGACGACGGAACAGGAGCGAACTAAACCACGGGACATCAGAAGATGTGGCGGAATTAACCGACACACTCTGCTGCGCACGTGACGCAGTTCGGACTCGATCGCCGACTTTCTTAAGCGCACCATCAATAACCGCCTCTATATCTTTCACTAGGGGCGTCACGCCATAGCGAAAAGCCAAATAGATACTGGCTGCACCTTTCGCACGCGCCACCGCGCCGTTGTAGTGAGGGTCGTAAATCCTCACACTTCGACCACGGTAACGGACAGGATCCAGAATGATCTTGACCATATTTGATCTCAATACATTGTGGAGATCCCGCAAAAGCCCAGGAAGTAGCCGAAAGAGTTGTTCTCCTTCAGCAAACGATTCGAAGAGGTTAGTACCTCCTCTACCTCGCTCATTCTGGCATTTTGTAGAGACTTCGGCGATCAGGTTATCCACGATCGTTTCCGGAATAGCAGAAACAATGTGGTTCACCTCTCCGTTAGCGTTAAAACCGCTAAAGTTGTAACCGGAGCTGCGTGAACCTGCATTTCCAGAGCGCATGAAATATTTCCATTGCGGCTTATATACTTGGGTAGTGGAACAATTGGTGAAAGTGGCTGTTAGACCACCGAGCCAAGTGCCCGTGCCCTCGCCTATCACAATGCGCCTATGGCTCATGGGGTTAAAAAACACCTCACCAGCCTTGACGCGCTTGTGATACCCTGGAATGAGGATATCAGTCATACTTTCGGCATAGCCTTGCTGCCCGTAGATCGTGTCCGTGTAGTGCTCGCGCCAGGCCAAACTGTTTGAACAGGTTGGGTATCTGTCGTAAGTCTGTCCGGACAAGATCGTTGGGAAGCTTAGCATCCGATTGCTGTTTCTGACTCTTCGTACAGGAGCAGAGATCGTCATTTTGACGGATCCAGCTGCTTAGAACCCTCGGGACTTACAGTTCCACCGCCAGCATCGAGGAGCACAGCGTTGTGAAGCACATTCTCATGAATCAATTTCAGGCCAGGGATGGATACCATCTTGTTTTCGTAGAGATGATAAAGTACATCAAGGATGAATTGCGCCGATTTGGCGATGAGAAGTGCCCGCATTACTATGCTCCTTTTACGCTGATGGAGGGAAGGAAAGAGGGCGCAAGCGCCCCTCTCCAAGTGGCTTGTTAGACACTGTAAGGACCCCCG